GGGTTATCCACTAACAACTCCAAACTTGGTACGAGTGGGCGGACTCGAACCGCCACGACCTATACGGTCTCTGGATTTTAAGTCTATGTAATCGTTAGTAATAACAAAAACTTAAAAAGAATAATTCTGTTGTTAGTGGTCACTTATCAAGCATCATTTAAGATGCGATAGACGCACTAGATTCCCTAGTATTAAGCACTTTTACAGCTTCATGCAACTGCTTTGGTGCGTGATGAGCATAGATCATGGTTGCTTGTATGCACTCATGTCCCATCCAATCCTTAACAACCCCAAGAGGAACTCCCCTTTGGACTAGCCTAGTTGCACAAGTATGCCTACATAAATGAGGTACATACCATTCTTTATCTTCAAACCCTAGATGATCTCTTACTCTATTCCAGATAGTGCGTAGCCAATAGGTGTTATAAGGAAATAACCTATCAGTAGCTCTAGCTTTTAAGTAATAAGGTCTTAAGATTTTCTGTACGTCATCAGTCATTGGTACACTTACTGGATTTTCACATTTACGATCAGGAAAAGTTATCTGATTTAAATTAAAATCAACAAATCTTTTCTCTAACCCAAGCATTTCTCCTAACCTTGCTCCAGTATCTATCAGACACTTAATAAAATCATGGTGTTCATATAAACCCCAGTGAAGATAAGTGTTTAACATCTCCTGTTCCATCTCTTCAGTAAAATAATGTGTCCTACCCTTTGATTCTTTCAGTCGTTTAGGAAACTTAACCATTTCCATGTGACCATCAGAAGCCATCTCCTCTAACGTAATTCTTAGTGAAGATACTTTTTTATTAATAGTTTTATTAGAGTTATCAAAAGTCTCTCTGTGATAATCAATCAGAACATTGATCAACGGTTCTGTTATCTGATTAACAGGTAGATCACCAATAGCTTTGATGTTGTGATTCATACGCATGATATAGAAATCAGCGTCAGGCGTTCCACGTTTTCTTCTGTTATAAACAGTCCTTACAGCCTGAGACAGACGTGGGCATCTCGACTGCTGGACTTTCCTTCTGGGCATAGGAGTCCTCCTTTAGTTGTAGGGATAAATTTTAAAAAAAAATAAATTTGAAAGTCAAGTGGTTTTCAATAGTTTCCACGCAACAATTAATAGATTTAATTCATTAATTCTGCGTTCTGCATTTTCAATACGTTCATCAATCGCTTTCTCACGATCATGTCTGTACTTAGTAAGGTTAATTACATCAGCCATCAATAAGATCCTCCACAATTTCAGTAACTTGGTCAGCAGCTAAGTCCTGACCCAAGCCATCACTATTAATTAGAACATCTAAATCAGTTAGTGTGTATTCTCTTGTACTGAAAGTCTTACCACAATCCTTACAAGTTCTACTTCTCCATATGTAAGGAGCTTGTCTAGGTCTTGTGGTGTTAACTTCAGTGGATTTACTACCGCATTTAGGACAGATAATCATTGTTGTTGCTCCGCTTTTACAAGACATTCAACAACAACAACGTCATACCAGACCCCATCAACTTGTTCCTGTTCTTTTTTATTCTTTACTAAAAAATTAGTACAAGGGCATTGTTCAATCCAATGATGCAGCCTGGTTCTTATTGAATAACTCATTGATCTTCCTCCCTTTTCATTGATGAAAACTTATATTCTAGTTTTTCAATGCAAAGATCCCAGGCATCTTCCTCACTTATGTCTAATTTCTTAGCAATAGATAAAGATAGCTCCCTTAAATGCGTAGCTATCGCTGTAAGGTTGTACGGATAATCACTCATTATCTACCCCCTTGGAATTGGATAGACGCATTGTGTAAAGACTCCCAATACATTCCATTACCATCATCATCAATCAAGATAATAGAATGTTTCTCAAGATCTACACATACATCTTTTATATACCTCCCCTCATCCTCATCGGATAAAAAGATACAAGCTCCCTTTAAATATTCGCAAGGGATACTCTGATTACTACAAAGTTTCATTTTAGATACTCCATACATACTTCAACACCTTTTTTACATAACTCTCTTTGCTTTTCTGTTAGCTGAGAGCCTATAGATTCAGCTATATGCTGGCACTCTAAAGACAGGGCATCATTAGGTGCGGTAACGGCAAGTACTAAGGCATGAAGATATGCCTGTTCATTGTCTTTAATTTTGGTAATCATTTAATAATAAAAATAACTGGGACTAGGTTCATAAAGAACCTGTTAAAAATTTAAAATAAAAAAATTCTTAAAAGGTTCATTAAAAATTTTGCTACGGATAATAAGCGACTAACATCTATAAAAAAAATAAAAAGAAAGAAGCCTAAAATTAATTAGGCTCTATATAAAAGGCTTTGGCTTCTCCATTTAAAGTGATGCCATCCTTATGAGTTAGACCTATGCAATAGTCATTCCATAGGCATTTAATAAGATACTGACCTATTGAATCTTTGATGACTTGATAGCCGTTATGATGCCAGTAAACAGTTTTACCAGCATCAATAGCCGTTCTTATTTGTTGAGCATCCATAATTAAAGATCCTCTTTTTTAACATCAAGAGCTTTATATTCTGCTAGTAGCTGCTCATTAGTTAGCTCCATTTCAAAATAAAGTCTCTCAATTTCTGCACGTTTAGCAGCTTTTAAGCTGTCTTCTTGATGATTGTTAGGAGTCATTTTTTAGACTCCATAACATCCTTATAAGCTTTTTCTATAAGCTTATTTAACTGTTTACCAGTTAAGACTTGAGATCCATTGATTAAATCATCATCAATGAATCTATACTTTTTGTTTGGTTCTAATTTCATTTTGTAACCCTGTTAAATTCATTAATAGCATCATCTTTTTGTGATATATGCCAGGTTCTTAAAACAGGTTGAGAGACAGTACCATTAACAACTAATAAAAGTTGGTCGGTTATTGTCTGCACTAATGAAAAAGTGCTATTCGATTTGATAATCATTTAATAATTAATAACTGGGCAGTTGAGGTTCACTTATTAAGAGAACCCTTTAAAAGGTCCGAAGACCCTTTAAGGGATTGTCTAAGAACAATAGTCAACTATCTTTGAAGCCATCGTATAAATCTCTTCATACTGTCGCTTCATAATTACTCCATAAATACTTTCAGAATGGTTAACTTCATAAATAGAACTTATTTCAGAACTACTATCGAAGTAACCCCTGGAAACATCCTCACATAACCATTTAGCTAATCCATAGTTATAAACATTAACCAATGAATCAGAAATAATATCTATGTGTTCATAGGCTTCATCTTCATTGTTAACTTCATACTGATTTAAAAGTTGATTTAATAAAGAATGGATAATGTCATATCTCCAATCGTTAGGAGATTCTTCATTATGTAGTAATTGAATAAATCTTTGAATCTCTTCTCTATTCTCTAGATTTTCTTTAAGACAATAGTAACAACCTAAACCAGGTTCCCTTTGCTTTTGTTCTAGTGAATTATAAAGAGTTTCTAGATTCTCTTTAAAAGTTGTTGTTGTTTTAATCATTTGATCAATTAAGTTTCTGGGATTTAGTCCTGGCTATCTATTAGTTATCTATTAGTTATCTATTAGATAGCTAGTCCTATATATAGGATATATTGAGAAGATATAGGATGCCCACCGATAAATAATAAATACAAATAAACTTAACAAAATGTAACAAAAGAACCCTAGATACTGCCTAACTAGATTATAAGTCTAGTTAAAACTTAGTTATATCAATAAGTTACTCAATAAGATGTACTTTTTGACAGAAAAAAAGTCTCATGTCCTGGGGGAAAACAGAAAATACCATGCGTTTATTAACCCTTCAAATTTTTGCGGTAAAAAGTTTTAGAGACTACCTATAGGTAACTAATAGATAACTTATAGGATAACTATAGAACCCCTATAGATCTGCCCAGAAGTGATCTATAGGGGTCTATGTTAGGTCTTTATGTAGATGACCTATGGTTAATAGTCTAATGGTTAATGCTGTGGGCTGCTGTTCTGTGTGGGATTCTGTGATTTTGGTGGTTTCTGTGTTGTCTATGGTTGTTTCTTTGTGATCTATACGCATGAACCCCCCCTTTATCCCCCCCAAGTTTATCCAAGAGTAGTACCTAATAAGTTTTATTTATAAATCCATCGTTAGAGGTATTAGAATTACTTATCTGTCTAGGGGTCATACCTAGTGCTGTTTGGGTAACTGTATTGTTTAGAGAGTTACCCCAGTTATCTAGGTGCATTGCCATGAGTTCATCTTTACGAGATCTTATATTACGGTCTTCATCTTGAGCCATGTAGTCAGTCCAGTAAGCTACTGCCCCTGATAGAGCGTCTAAGATGTCATCGTGTACAAGGGAACCTCTATGTTTTGTAATACGAGACATCTGATAGAAGAGTTGCAGCTTTAATTTGCGTTCTGGAGCTTCATTAGGGTTAGATCTATAGTCTTTTTCTACTACCTTACGGTCTATTATTAGCCTGTGAGAGTTCATTACAGGTTCAAGGATGTCTATAATTCTTAATTCTTTAGTCTTTGTATTGCGTACGTCTTTTACTTCACAGGGGTGGTAACGCATAAGGAAGGGTTTTAGTAGTTCTGCAAACATACCTCCACCCATGTTTGATTCAACAAGGATTGTATTGACTTTATTTGTCTTGGCTATCTTGGATAAAGTTGTTAAAACTGCGTCACTATATCCACCGTTAAGACCCCCTGCGTCAGGGACGTATAGATTACCGTTTAACATTTTTACTATGGCATAACCTGTAGCATCTTTTCCCTTGCCAGAGGGGTCTACGAACATGACTGAGCCTGTATATTCAATCCAATCACCGAATTGTTGTGCAGGTCGGTAGAAATGATCACCATTAAACCCTACACAGGGTAATTCTTTGATGACATATTCGGGAGAGGAAGACCAGATTACCTTTTCTGGTGCATGATCTGGGTTTACTGAAGAGATTATCAGGTCTGAAAGCTTAAGAGGGTATCTATCTTGGTCACTAAGGCTAGTGTCTAGCATAAATTGTAAAGAGAACCCAGAACGTCCATAGGAGGCTTCACGTTCCATTAGATCTATTGAACTGAATCTTTCTGGGTCAACAGGATCTTTGGGCTTTACAAGCTCTTCTGATAGCTTCTGAGCTAACTTAGGAGCTAATCTGTCTCCATAGTTGTTTTTAAGTTCTGGATAACGTGCAGTCCAGATGCGTGTTGTATATCCTCTTTCTTCTAGTGTTAAATATAAAGATTGTTCTGTTTGTGGTGTACCGAGAAAGGTAATTTTACCGTTTGGTTTAAGGATTGCATCAAATTCTTTTACAGCTTCACTTAACTTGTCTCTCATCGGTTGGGTAAAGCTGTTGTTTGGTACTTCCACGTCATCAGCTATAACCTCATCTGCTCTACTACCTGCCATCTGTCCAAGAACACCCTGAGACTTAACTGAAGGGGCGTGGTCAGCAGATGCAGGACCAACATCAAAACTTATTTTAGAGTTTCTCTGAGAGTCTTCTGGACGCAGTGGGGCTAATATTGGCATCTCGTTTATAAGACGCATGGTGAATGTAGAGAAATTATCTGCTCTGTCTTTACTTGCAGAGACAACAAGGAACTTTAGTTGTGGATTCATCCGTAGTTTCCATACAACATAGGTAGATGTAATCCAACTTTTACCGACACCTCTAAAAGCTTGTATGATTTTTCTTCTAGGACCGTATTGTAAGTATTCAGCTATGTCTAATTGAACTGGTGTGGGGTCAGGCAGGTTAAGATGTCGCCAAGTTATTATTAGAAAGTATCTAAAATCTTGTAGTTTCTCAGGAAGCGGTTGCATAGATAGGTAATATTGTTTGTTCTGTTTTAAAAATATTATTTTTTATATCTTTGTCGTTGTTTTTTCTTTTAATTTTAAAAATATAAATATGTTTACCTGGTGTATTAATATATTCTGCTTGTTTATTTGTAAGTGCTTCTTTAATTTTTAAAGCAAAAGGTTTAATTCTTTTTTTATCATCAACTGATCTTATAGTTTTGTCGTGATATATTTTGTTTTTAAACTTTATAACTTTACCTTTAGATGTTAATCCTTGATAAATAAAATTACTTGCTTTATATATTGTTCCTTGATGATTGTGGAATGGATCAGCATAAGAAACTATTGTTTTATATTTAGTAAATTTTTTTAAAAATTTTATAGTTTTACCAATAAAATAACTTTCTGTATTTTTTTTAGTTTTATCAATACAACATAATCTTTTTAATTCAATAACTTCTGATTCCTTAGATCCATATTTTTTCCATGTGTTTGCCATAGATAATGAACCATAAATAATTGAACCAATTAATTCATTTTTATAAAACAAACCAAATACTAAAGAAACATTTAAACCGTTTACATTATTTGAATAATGCCATTTTTCAATAAAACTTTTTACTCTTTGAATACTTACAGGTTCAACTGTAAATTCCGTTACTTTTATATTTTGGCAATCTATATCTTTATTTAATGACAAAGATCTAATGCTGGACTGTATGTAACTTTGCATATTATAAAACTATCTTTCTAAAACAGGTATTACATCAAGGTCTGGAAGGTTTGACATCAGATCTTCCATAGGACTCTTCTCTGTTGGTATGCATTCTATACCATTATCTTTTAACAGTTGTCTTGCTACGTTTAGATCACCTGGTTTTGCTTCGCCAGTTTCTATTCTTCCTAATAGTTCTCTAATAAGAACTGTTTGAAGATTTTCTAATAATTCTAACTTTTTGTTTTTATTCATAATTAGAATGTCTTTTTGATCTAATATACTATTTTTTAACAAATTATGCCCAATCCGCTAGTAGGTCAACGGTTTAAAGTTGATGATCGTGTAACAAGAAAATGTTCTTCTGTTCTGCAAAATAGGTTTTCAAAAAAATATGGCAACGTAACTGAAACGATTCAA